AACCTGATATAAATACTATATGTGCAAACGCAGCAAATGTTGTATTAGATGAAGCTGGTAATGCTATTGTAGAACCTGAACCACCTAAGGTTGCTGATGTTGTACCACCCCCGCCTGTTCCTAAAGCTGTATATGTTCCTGACGTTGAAGAGATTAATAAAGATCTGATTAAATTTGCTTCTAGAATGACTTTTAATAGAATAAAATTTCTTACCGATAGATTGTTTGCCTTTGGACAAAAGAAAAGAAAGCAAGAATATTATGAGCTTTCAGGGCCTGAAGTATGGATATATACATTTGAATCTGGTGGAGCAAATATTGATGAAGTAAAAAAGTTTAACTATACTGTTGCAGACTTAAGATCACGACAAGCGGCTTTAAAACAAAAACGTCCTACAAATGCAGAAACTGACGCTTATGATTTCCAAGCACAAGGTAAATTAATAGAAGAAAACTATAATAAATATAAAGCTGAATATTCCTCGTATGCAAATGCTGGACCATTCGCACAAGCTTGTACAGAATATGTCGCTAGATATAAGAAAAAGAATGGAATCACTTAATGGCTAATCCAAACTATGCATCATTACTTGCACAAATTGCAGCAGAGACAGATCCAACTGCTAAGCAAGCTTTAATAGATCAGTGTTATGTTTTTACTGAAGATCTTACTACGACTGAAAAAGAATTATTTAATTATGTCACATCGGATTATATGACCGATAATCCGGGAACTACAACATCATACGTTGGTATATACTATGGAGAAGATGGAATAATACAATGACTATTACTAAAAGAGCTACAAAAGGTAGTGCACTCACATATAACGAAATGGATGAAAATCTTCGTGATCTATATGAAGACACTGGAATACACAGAGTTTTAACAAACGGATCTGGAGCCAATGAGCAAGTCCATGGTGATGTGATAGGTATCATCGGGGGTGCATTAGCTAATGCTAATAATCCAACATCAAGGTTCGGGCCGATTGTCGATATATACAGAGATGTTGACAGGGCAGACGAGATCAACAATACTAACGCGCTAGGAGCTATTGCATTTTCTGGTCGTAATGAAGACGACGTAAAAGTTAGTTACGCATCAGTTCACGCGAATATAGGCAGCACTGCTGATGATGGAGAGCATAGTGCTAATCGTCTTGTATTTTCAGTTGCAGATGGTACTAGCGGAGCAGCTTTTGATAGTTATCTAAATGATAGCTTTAATGTTGGTCATACTGCAGTAATAAACGCAAGTGCCGATTCATTGCAAACTACTGGTAAGTTTGCAACAGATGCTGCTGAAATTCAACTTGGTGATTCAGCTCACCAAAGTATCCACGCGACTGTGATGAATTCGGGAAACAGACCTAACGCTGATTTTTATTTGCCAACTACTGACGCTGCTAAAGTTTTAAGTATCGGTGGCATGGGACCGAACTCATCTTTTGCCTTTACTACTGCGAATAAAACTACTATACAAATGCTTCAATATCGTGGGCAGCATATGATTAAAGCTTTTTCAGCAGCATCTGTTGAATTTGATTTACCAATAGTCCAAAATAATAGTACTTTAAGTACAACAACAGCAGGTGTTGGTGATGTGTGGCAAATTAGTCACGCTGGCAACACAGGAACTACTATAACATTAGACAGAGATGGTAGTGGTACAGCTCAGGATGTATATTGGGTAAATGGTTCTAACTTAGTTCAATTTACAAATAACCCTACAATAGCTTTTGGTGGTTCGCTTATGTTACAAGCAGTATACGCAGGGACATATATGATATTCAACGCAACGGGGTTAACAGATGCTTAATATAGAAGAATTAATAGCAAGTGGTGATGTGGGTGCAGCTTTAGCGGCGGCCGCCGAAGACAAATGGGGTAAGCTACGCAGACTAAGAAAGGAGCTATTAAATGATAGTGATCGTACTCAGTTAGCTGATGCTCCTCTTACAGATACAAAGAAAGCTGAATGGGCTACATATAGACAAGCACTACGTGATATGCCGATAACAAACGAATCTGCAACTTCATACGAAGACATTGTATGGCCAACTAAACCATCATAGTTAATATATGAAAAATACAATAACTGCATAGGAAATTTATATAAATAACTATTATGGCTAATTATTCAAATACATCAGGAACAGGTACTTCAATATTATACAGTGATGGATCTGCTGTCAATGGTACTGAAGTTAATAGATACTCTGATTTAAATTTACAGATGATACCGCATCCTCAAAAAAGAGATATAGTTCCACTAAAGGGCGAATTGGCTGTTAAGAATGCAGTAAAAAACTTATTGCTTACTAACTTTTTCGAACGGCCATTTAACTCTACATTAGGTGCTAATCTAAGAGGTTTATTATTTGAACCAGCTGATGCTATCACAAAGCTAGCATTAGAGAATGGTATCAAAAACGTTTTAAATAATCATGAGCCAAGAATAGACAATGTTAATGTGCTAGTTCAAACTGCTCAAAATGAAACTGAGTATAGAGTGAATGTAATATTTAGTATAAAGGCAACTGATTCTGTAGAAGAAGTAGAAATCAATTTAATACGATTAAGGTAAAATACCATGGCGTCAAATTTAAATGTCACAGAGCTTGATTTCGATCAAATAAAAGAAAACATAAAAAGCTTTATGAAATCACAATCACAATTTAACGATTATGATTTTGAAGGTTCAGGCTTAAATGTATTAATGGATGTGCTTGCATATAATACGCATTATAACGCGATGATTGCTCATTTTGCTTTAAACGAATCATTCTTAGATTCAGCTCAAATACGAGGTAATGTTGTATCAAGAGCAAGTCTATTAGGTTATGTTCCACGATCGGTACTAGCACCTAGAGCAACGATACAGCTCGTAGTAGACGTGTCTGGATTCCTAGGTGTTATACCTACGTCTTTAGTTATAGAGCGTGGAACTAAATTTAATACTCTTGTGGATAATGTCTCGTATACCTTTTCGGCATTACAATCTCAAACTGCAATTTTAGTTACAAACGGAAATGTTAAAAGTTTTACCTTTACTGACATCCCTATTGCACAAGGTGTATTTAGATTTTTATCTTATAGAGTTGATAATGATATAGAAAACCAAAAGTTTCAAGTTTCAGATTCGAATGCTGATACTACATCATTACGAGTACGTATACAACAAAACCAAGAAGCTAATTTATATGATTCATATTCACAGTTTACTACATTACAAGAAATAGATTCATCAAGTCAAGTATATCACTTACAAGAAAATTCAAGTGGCTACTATCAAATATTCTTTGGTGATGGTATTATTGGTAAGAAGCCAGTGAATGATAATATTGTTACAATAGACTACTTAGTAACTGATGGTGAAGCTGCCAATGGTGCAAATACATTTACTTTGTCGACAGACTTTCCTACTCTTCCTTCTGGTGATATTACAACTGTTACTACTACGATTACTTCGGCTAATGGTGGTACACAACCAGAAACAACAGAGTCAATTAGATATAATGCACCTATTACTTTCCAAGCACAGGATAGAGCTGTAACATCTCAGGACTATGCTGCAATCATTCAAAGAAACTTTGCAAACATAGAATCAATATCTACTTGGGGTGGTGAAGATCAACTTATACCAGATTATGGTAAAGCTTATGTAAGCATTAAACCTCTTATCGGTGATGCACTTACTACAGCTGAAAAGAATGAAATCGTTGGTATTCTTACAAATAAAAATATTGTTTCGATTAAGCCGGAAATTTTAGATCCTGAGTTTACTAATATTGAAGTAGATGTAATCTTTAAATATAATCCAGCTCTTACGAGTAGGTCACAGTCTGCTTTAGAATCATTAGTAAAAGATACTATATTAGATTATAACTTTAATCAGTTAAATAAATTTGATGGTGTGTTTAGACACTCGGAGCTTTTAACGTTAGTTGATAATTCTGATCCTGCTATTACGAGTTCGACAATCAGACCGTTTATGTTTAAGAATATTACTCCATCGACTGTTAAGACCGAGAATTCTTTTACATTAACTTATGTGAATTCATTCTTTATTAAAAAAGGTGTTGAGTATAGCATATCAAGTACACCATTTAAAATTGGTGGTGTAGATCACTTCTTTGGTGATACTGAAATATTTGATTCCGTTAACAGAACTGTTATGATCTTTAAGGTAGCAGATGGAGTTAATCAAATTGTAATCCCTGACGCTGGATTAATCAATGTGACTACGGGTGTAATTACATTAAATAATTTTGCAACAGACGATACTACTGCTATTCGAGTTACTATTGTTCCTAATTCATTGGATTTGGCGCCTAAACGAAATCAGATTATTAATATAGAAGCTTCACAAATTCTATCATCAGGTTCAATTGACAAGATCGCTTACTCAGGCCCGTCTGGCGCAATTGACTATACAACTACAAGCAGAATGAGATAACTATGGCAGTTAAAAGTTTAAAGAATTTAAATTCATTTTCTCGTGGTTACATAGAAGGCACGAGCAATAAAATCGATTTTAGCACAACACTAACTGGTATTGTTGCAACTGCTGGTGTCGTAAATAGTACTACTATATTATTTACTACAAACTTGACTATTAATGCTGGAGAACACAACGAAATTTCTCCTACGGTTGGACAAGTACTTTCAGGTCCAGGTGTAGTTGGTATACCAAAAGTTATTGATTCAAGTACTACTGCTGACGCTGACAGTGTTACTTCAATATTAGTAGACATTCCACAGACAATTGGCCCTGGAGTTCGTTTAACTGTAAGTAATACAAACTCTGGAATAAATGAATACGAATTAGCAGGTAGCACATTATCTAGATCTAAAGAAGATGTTAGACTAGAGCATTTAGTTCCAGGTGAGCTTTTAAATTATGCCACGGATTCGAATTATAATAATAACTCTTCAGGTGGTATAAAATCTTTCCTTGATTCATATTATCAATTTATGAACACTGAAGAATTCTTATTTAGATCGATTGAAACATTTGAAGATGTAGTAATTAATAATATTTCTACCATACGTATACCAGATCCAGATCAAAAGAATAATAAATTTTTTAGTTTAGAAGGTGCACGAGCTTCACAGTTTTATGATGATCATGGTAATGTATTAACGGTAGGTGATAATAATGTTGATTTCGATATTAATTTCTATGATATCAACATATATAACGCAGATAATATACCAGATGACTATGGATTAGAATTTGATTCTGGTAAAACTGTATCTATTACTAATTTGCCTTCTCGACTGAATAATAGAAAGATCAAGATGATTACTTCTATTCAGAATTATGTAGGTGCTAATCCTTCGTTTAGATTAAATACAATAGAAGACTCTTTAAACATCAATGAGACTGAAGAAGAGTTTCTAAATATGATGCAGAAAGAAATTGCTCCTGCTGTAGATCAAAATGTTAAAGTTAATAGAAGAGCTCTATATCAAAGACTAATAGATTTTTATAAGATCCGTGGATCTAAAGATTCGATTGATACATTTTTTAAATTATTCTTCCAAGATGAAGAAATAGCAGTTGAATTTCCATGGGATTCAACACTCAAAACTTCAATGGGTAACTGGGATAATCAATCATTAGTTGCTGCTAACTATACTAAACAAGTTAATAATGTTGTTGCGGGTGACCCAGAATCGGCTGACTTATACGGTACTTCTGTATCACTTGACGCTGTACGTAATACACTAGCCGTTGGTGCACCGGGTGAAACTGATGCTAGAGGTGCAGTATATATCCATACGACAACGACTGACGGGGTAAGTTGGACACAGCAAGCTAAAATCGTAAGTGCAACTGCAGCTGATAGCGATGACTTCGGATCAGTTGTTTCTTTATCTGGTGACATAGTAGCAATATCTGCTCCTGATGATACCGCATATACTGGTGGTACTGCTGCTAATAGTGGTAGTGTAGAAATCTGGGAAAGAGTTCTTACTGCTGCACCTTCAACATTTACTTGGCAACATAGAGCAACTCTTTTAGGTGCCGCGGCTAGCTTAAACTTTGGTACTGATATATCTTTAGACGGAAATACCGTTGCAATAACAGTTCCTGGTTATGATAATGGCGCTGACAAATCGAACGGTGCAATATTAGTTTATAAAGGTTTAGGTACAGACTGGACATTATCTCAAACAATTATTACACCACAGCAATTAAGTCAAACTGGTGTTAATGGATGGGGTACTAAGGTAGTATTAAGAGGTGATTATCTGGTTGCTTCATGGACAGCATATGATAATAATAAAGGTTCTGTTAGTGTCTTCCATAAAAATGATTCAACTGGTTTATATAATAGTGTACCAGAATTTGTTTTAAGTCCTTCAGAATTGTCAAACGATGATTTATTTGGTGCTGCTATTGATATCGATATAAGTGGTACAACTCTGCCAACTATAGTTGTTACTGCAACAGGATCACGAACTGTATATATTTATGACAGAGAAACAATTAATAATGTGGTTCAATGGGTCAACATAACATCATTTAAACCTACAACTGGTCAAACTGATGATTTATTTGGTACAACTGCAAAGATCTATAATCATAATGTTTTAATAGGTGCACCAAATTCCAATGGTGAAGGCGTTACCACTATCGCTAATTCTGGATTAGTATATCATTTCGAAAATGGCGATCAATGGGTTGAAAAAGGAGTATACAAAGAAACTCCAGTTGCTGGTAATAAATTCGGTTCGGTTATTGATATATCACGTAATAGCAAATACTATTTACTTGTTGGTACTCCATCTTCGACTAATGGTCATGTAGTTAATTTTATTAGATCATCACAGGCTGGTAAATACTTAAATAACGAAGGGTTTGTATCTGATAAACAAAAGCTTCAAGATTCAGAATTTTATCAAAAGTTTTCTTATATAATTAAAGCTGGTCGTAATATATCACAGTGGGAAAATCTATATAATAAATTAGTGCATCCAGCTGGATTTAAATACTTTGGTGAGATCTTAATTGTTATTAAAGCAGTAAGAGATAGCTTAGGTGATGGTGCTACTGAAACTGATGGTCCTAATACAACTGTTCTTGAAAAATCAGTAGATGTATTTGGTAATGAAATAACAATTGAACGACCAGTTAATGTCTATCCAGCATTGTTTGCTCTAAGAAAAACAATGTCATCGATGCCTGGAATTCAGCCTGGTCTTACTCGTGATGATATCGGAATACTTATCAAAATGTTCGCATCGGTATTCGGTCCTATTGGTATAGCTAGACCGAATAGAAGTGCTAGACTAAGTATTACATATCTATCGCCAGGTGGTGGAATAAGATCATCTGGTGTATCGATAGTGCAATCTGGTGCCGGATATAACATAGCACCTACAGTAAGTTCGAGTGGAGGAAGTAATGCAGTTATAGAAACTGAGATCGACGAATTTGGTGAGGTTATTAATGTAGTCGTAAAAGGCGGTCATCCAGTTGGTGTCCAACCAGCAGACAAGCCGGCGGCATTTTCATTCGACGGAACAACAGATAGTAACCGTGACGCAGATACAACTAAAACTGGTATCAGTACAACAACAGGTGGAAGTGGTAGTAATGGAGTCGTTAGTATTGTCATTGCGGCTGATAAAACAATCACAAGTGTAACTGGTACAACGGCAGGTACAGGTTATAAAGTAGGTGATGTAATTACAGTAGATGGTAATGCATTAGGTAGCGGTGCTAATAATTTATTATTAACTGTAAATGAAGTATTTAGTGGTACAGGCTATAGTGCAAACTCTGCTCTTACTGTCCAACCTTTAAGCGCTGTTGCAAATAGTGGTGTTGAAACTGCAATCGGTAAAGTTACTGATCTAACTCCTATCACATTAGCAAGTAATCCATTAACAGCAAATATATTCTATAAGATTACAGATCTTGGTGATGCTACTAATGATAACTTTAATACAATATCTACATCTGCTTATGACAGAACATTCTGGAAAGTAGGTGATATATTCCAAGCAGCAACTACTGGAAGTTCTCTAACAACAACAGCAAAGTTAGTGTTAGCTCCTATAGGTTTAGACTTTACACCTTTTGCAAATAAGAGATTCTTATTGCCACCAGAGATAATTATCGCAGAGCCTGATGCTATTGATAGTTTAGGTAAGCCTCTTACAAGCAATATTACGGCACAAGCTAATTTTACATTATCTAATCAAATATCAGTAAATGATACATCCATGTTAGTTGTAGGTGCTAGGTATGTTATATCAGATAAAGGTAATGCTACTGATGCTGATTTTAATATCTTGGCGTTTAAACAGAAAACATTAAATCCAATAGAATCGGTTGATACAATTGCCATGACTCATGCATCAACTGGTGCACACGCTGGAACGTATATTGTAAAAGATGGTGATGGATTTGCAACTGGGGCAGATGGTTCTGGTGCAGAATTTGAAATCACTATTAATAGTATAAGCAATGTTAAGGTTAAAGTAATTAAAGGTGGTACAGGCTATGCTATCAATAGTTCGTTTACTATATTAGGTTCTAAGTTCACAGCTGGTTTTAATACTACAAATGATCTTACCTTTGATGTTGCTGCATTGGGTAACTGGTCTGTTGGTGATGATTTCTATGCTAAGGAGTTTGGTACTGGATTGTCCGGTGCTACTACAGCTTATGTTGCACCCTATAACAGTGGCGGTACCATTACAGGATTTAAACTAACAAATGTTGGTTTAGGATATATAAATAATCCAATCGTAAATATACGTAGTAATGCCATACACGAGAAACGAGTACCTGATGTCATACCAATTCGAATAGTATCAAACGGTAATGATGTTATAGAAAAAGACGCTATCACTGGCTTAGTTACTAAAACATCTATAGATAGATCTAATGATTACTTTGGTCGAAAAGATTACGATGTTAAAGCAGTATTAGGTACAAAGAAATTTAATGGTGAATATTATATTAGCCAATTTGCTTCACTTACTATAGAAAATGTCGGTACAAGTAGTATAAATAAAAATAACGTTAACACAACAATTCAAACAGTAAAAGATAGAAATTCATAGGATAAAATTATGGCCGCAATCATATCAAATAACTTTAGAGCTTTAAACGCTAAAGGTTTCATCGAAGATGTAAGATCGGAATTAAGTAATGTCTACATTGGTGTAGGTAAAGCTACAGCATGGCAGGATGCTGCTCCGTCATTATCAGACTTCACAGATTCAGCAGCTGCTACTCCAGCAGATACAATAGACGATTTAAACCAAGCTCGAGCTAATATGGTTGGTATTAAACTATTGAGAGATAATGATGTATCTCATGTTGCACCAAGACATGATTGGGCTGCTGGTGAAATCTATGATCCATGGGATTCGAATGATACCAATATCTATGAGAAGCCATTTTATGTGTTGACAAATGATTTTAAAGTTTATAAGTGTATAGATCGTGAAACACTTGTAAGTGTCACATCTGATGTTCCTACAAAGGTACAAGCTGCGCCGTTTACTACAGCTGATGGTTACACTTGGAAGTATATGTACACCATCATTGCTGCGGATTCAGAAAAGTTTTTAACACGATCTTATATGCCTGTTAAAACTCTAACAGTCAGTACTTCATCTTTAGCAGGTACTGTTACAACGGCATATGCTGCTGACGCAGATCGTGTAGTTGAAATGCTTCATGAAAATCCAAACATTATGGTTGGTCAAACAGTATCGACTTCGACATTAAACGTGGGTACATTTGCACCTACCACCGTGGTAAAAGCTGTATCTGGTAGGTTTGTAACTATGTCTTCTAACACTGCTGATTATACTACTGATGCCGGCACAACATTTACATTCGGCGATTTTGAAGATACCAATCCGCTATATGATCAACAACAAGCACAAAAAGATAGTATTGCTATCAAAGGTGGTATTGATCGTATCGAAGTTACGAATGTAGGTACGGGTATTAGTAACACAGCTGCACAAATTGCAGCACAAATCCATATCGTTGGTGATGGACTAAATGCTGCTGTTGTAGAAGCTGGTGTTACTAAGAGTGCTAATACAGTTACTCGTATTGTTCCTACTACTCCAGGTACTGGCTATAGCGTTGCTGATGTTTCAATTATTAATGATTCATTATCAGGTAGCGGATTAGCTGCTCGAGCAATTATTGGGCCACCTTCGGGCCATGGTGCAGATCCTGTTGCTGAACTCGGTGGTTTCTACATTGGATTGAATAGTCAAATCAGTGGTATTGATGATGTTGATATTGCAAACAACCAAGACTTTAGACAAATTACTGTATTAAAAAATCCTACAGTTCTTGGCGCGGTACAAACTGAAGCCGTGGCAGCTGCAACTTCAAGTAATAGAGGAACATTTAGAACAACTAAGTTTGTTACTTATAATAGCAGTTCTGACAGTGCGGTGGCTACGATGGCAACATTTGTCGCAAACGGTAATGATGTATTAATAAAAGGCGCTACAGCAATTAATGGTGTATTACCTCAAGCATATGTTGTTAATGTTGATACGACTGTTGGCGTACGAAGAATATACTATGTACAAGATAGTCTTACAGGATATCAAGCTTTTGATGCAACTGGCGATGTAACATATGCTCATTCGGGTGCACCTACTGGTGCTCAAACCGGTATTACGTTAACTGCATCTAATGGAACTACAACATTCGATAAAACATCAGGCGAAATATTATTCCTTGAAAATAGAGACCCTATTCAAAGAAGTAGTACACAAATAGAAGACATCAAATTAATCATTGAATTTTAAAAGAGAAAATAAAACATGTCGATTACCAATGTAAAAAATATATTTTCAACGTACACATTTGACGATTCTACAGAAGCAAAGAATTATCACAGAGTATTATTTAAACCTGGGGTATCTGTCCAGGCTCGTGAGTTGACTGAAATGCAATCTAATTTGCAACGTCAGATTGATTATCATGGGCAGTATTCTTTCGCTGATGGATCTAGAGTAGTAGGTGGTGAAGTTGCGCTTAATACTGACTATGATTATATCAAAGTCGAAAGCAGCTTCACTAATGCGTCAGGAGCAGCTGTTCCTGCTAGTGCGTTTATATCTAGTCTTGTAAATGCCGTGAATGGCACATTAACTAATGCGAATGGCGTTGTTGCTCAAGTCATACAAGTCATCAGTGAAGCTGGTGTTGACTTAGCGGCTGGCTCAAATAAAAGCGGAATATTGGAATCAGGTAATACTTCAGATGCTCTTACTATATACATTAAGTATGTTACTGGTAGTGGTACAGCGAATAGTAATACATTCGTTGCAGGCGAGCTTTTAACTTCGAGTACTAATGCTGCTGATATATTAATGGTCGGTGGTGGTTCTGATACGAATTTAAGTGATGGTGGAACTGTTACTGCTTCATCTGGTGCGGTTGCTACAAATCCTATAGGTAAAGGATCACAAGTCACGATCAATGAAGGTGTATATTTTATCTCTGGTAATTTTGTATATGTTGCTGCTGATAGTATCATTTTACAAAAGTATGATAATACTCCATCTAATATAATCGGATTGCAAGTTACTGAAAGTATTGCTACTGCCGCGACTGATACAAATTTGGTTGACAATGCTACTGGGTTTCCGAATGCTTCGGCTCCTGGTGCTGATCGATATAAAATTGCAACACAACTTATTAAAGCAGATCCTGCTAGTCCAACTGGTGTGTATAAAAATTATATTATTCTCTTGACTATTACTAATGGTGTGAAGCAAATTGAAGTTGCTCCTGCTGCTGAAGTTAATACTGAGCTTACAAAAAGATTAGCTCGACGAACAAGTGAAGAATCTGGTAACTATGCATTAAAACCATTTACATTAGACATTAAAGAATATCTTGATGATGGAACTAATGGTGGTTTTAAAACAGCTGCAGTAATCGCAGCTGAAGAAAGTCTAAGTACTGCTAATGATAATGCATTAGCTAAAGCCTTTGGCGAAAAGAAATATGTTGTTGGTGTAGAACCTAATGTTGCTTATGTTCAAGGATATAGAACTGAGAATATTTCAACTAATTTTATTACAGTTGATAAGCCAAGAGAAGTATCAACTGCTCCAAAGGATTATGTAGAAAAAAATCAAAGTACTAGTCGATTAGATATAGGTAACTATGTAAAAATCGATGTAAGTAGTGCTAGCACTTCAGTAGGATTTCCTGATATTGAAAACTTTAGCGAATTAGCTCTTATCGATACAGCAGGTGGTGCCACTAATCCAATCGCTTTAGTTGATACAGTTGCACTAGGTAGTGCTGCTGGTACTTTTCAAGGTACGTACTACGTAACAGATGGTGATGCACATACTACCGGTGCTAATGGTACTGGTGCTAGATTTAAAATCGTTATTGATAGCGCTGGTAAAGTTGTAGTTGAAGTGATCGATGGTGGTAATGGATATAACGTCAATAGTCTATTTACAGTACTGGGTACTAAATTTGGTGGTACAACGGCGGCGAATGATCTCACATTCCGAGTAGCTCAACTAGGTGTTGGTCGTGCAAGAGCCAGAGCTGTAGTATATGAAAGTGCAACTGTTATGAAATTATATCTCTTTGATATAGTCATGACAAGTGGTACATTCGCTAGAGTCGATAAAGTAGAACAATTAAAAGAAATAACTGGTGGTGCCAATAATGATTTCTTTGGTCATTTTGTAAGCTCTGCTGATGGTAAAAGGTTTGATGCGACTAATAATAGTTTAATATTTAAACTGCCGGGTGGTACAATTAAAACGGCAGAAGCTGATGATAAACCAGTATACACTCGACAAGTGCGTTTATATGCTGATGACGCAGGAGGTAGTAATAAAGTTTTCACTGATGCTATAGCCGCTGACGAAACATTATTGCCGGGCGCAGTGCTTGTATCAATAGGATCGAAAAGCGGTGCAACTCCTGTTCGAACTACTACTACTTCAGTAACAGCATCAGTAAGAGATGTTACTGTTACAGGTACTACTAATGGTAAAAGCGTATGTGCAATCATTACTGTACAAAAAACCGGTAATGTTGATAATAAGAAAACTAAAACATTCGTATCAGTTGCAGATACTCTTTATAAGTTTGATGGTAGTAATCCTATTCTATTAAATGCATATGACATTTACAGTATTGTTTCAGTAAAACAAGGTGCGACGGATGGAGCAGATATTACTGATCAATTTAAATTAGATAATGGTCAACGTGCAAATTTCTATGATGAAGGCCAATTGATTCCAATCGGTAATGCCGCGGCGGGCAATGTATACATTACGTTTAATCACTATACACACAGTGCTGGTGAGTACATTACTATAAATTCTTACCCTGCTACAACCACTACTCATGATCGAAATCGAATCCCATTAGCAGTTACTCCAGAAGGTAATTTTGATCTAAAAGATTGTATAGACTTTAGGCCTGTTAAAGGCACATTAGATGTACATTCGAATCTTTATACATCTAATGCAACAAGTACATTTAAAACTTCGTCTACTACTAAATCCGTTGGTTCTCCAGCTCTTACTCCTAGTTCAATACTAACTGTCGACAGTGAAGTATGGCTGCCTAGGATTGACAAATTGATATTAGGTCGTGATGGTGCATATAAAGTTATTAAAGGTCTTTCATCAGAAACTCCTATTGCTCCTGAAGATCCAAGTGACGCAATGGTTATAGGTTCGTTACGAGTTGCACCTTTCACTTATAATGCTAAAGCGCATGTTAAACAAGATTTAAAAGATCATAAACGATATACTATGAAACATATCGGTGAACTTAATAGAAGAATTAAGAATCTTGAATACTATACATCATTAAGTTTACTAGAAGCTGCAACACTTGCTATTTCTGTACCTGATGGTGGTAGTGATATGGAAAGATTTAAGAACGGTATATTCGTAGAGCCATTCATTGGTCATGGTAACGGAAACGTTGAACACCCTGATTATCATTGCGCTATCGATAAAGCCCTAGGTACACTTCGTCCCAAGTTTGATCAGAAAAATATAAGACTAGAAAGAAAGGCCAGTGAAACTGGAATAGTTAGAAACGGATCACTCTATACTCTACCATTTACTCAACGAACATTTATCGATCAACCAGCTGCAACGTTAACTGAATTCGTAAACCCATACAATGTATTTACTTGGAATGGCGTAGTAAAATTATCTCCTGATAGTGATGAGTGGAAAGATACCGAACATAGACCTGATGTTCTTATAAATGAAACTGGTCAGTATGATCAGCTTGTCGGAATGTTAGAAGAATCTGGTGTATTAGGTACTGTTTGGAATGAATGGGAAACTAATTGGACTGGAATCAATAGTGATGTTCAAACGTTTGGTCACCATGGTCGAGATGCGAATAATGGTAACCCTAATGATGTGTTATTAGAACGAGTTTCTGGTTTTAACGAGTGGGGCGGATACGAATATTTGTCTGGGTCAATTGTTACGACTACAGAATCCGCAGGTCAATCTAGATCTGGGTTAACTACTTCTATTACTACAGATACTGAAACATCTGAGTTAGGATCAAAGATTGTTGAAACTAATTATGTACCGTTTATCCGATCAAGAGAAATATATTTTAAAGCTGAAATGCTTAAGCCTGATACTAAAATGTATGCATTTTTTAATGATGTTGATATTACTGGATATTGCGCTGAAAAAAGTTATGTTGAATATGGTGGTGATACAAACGTAGTTGGTTACGCTGATGCAACAGCTCATCCAAGTGCAACAGCATTAGTATCAGACGCGTCTGGAATTATTGAAGGGTCATTTATTATTCCTAATAATAGCTCTCTTCGTTTTAAAACCGGCACAAGGGAATTTAGGTTAAGTGATTCTCCTGTGAACGATAAAGCAAATGAAGGAACATACGCTGAAGCTCAATATTATGCAGCAGGAATGTTAGAAGTAAAACAGAATACAATCATATCAACTAAGGTTCCTAAGATTGTAACAAGTGAAGTTAATGCTGATAGAGTAATAAGCGAAACAAATGTAGATGATAATAGAACTACAGAATGGTATGATCCATTAGCACAGACTATCTTGATTGAACAAGATGGCGGTATCTTTGCTACATCATTAGATATATTTGTCGCGGCGTCTGAAGCTGGTACTGCTGCAGGTGGAGCAGGTATACCTTTAAATGTTTCTATACGTGAAACTGAGAATGGTTATCCTACTCAAAGAATCGTACCTGGATCTGAAACAATCTTATATCCGTCTTCATCATCTTCTGGTAGTACAAAGAATCTTATATATACCAACATGATCACGTCTAATGGCTCTGTAGCTTGTCCAGTTACATTCGAACATCCTGTTTATCTATCGCAAGATACCGAATATGCAATCGTGCTAATATCTAACTCTGATACATATAAAGTATGTGTTGCAGAAACTGGCGCCTTTGACTTACAAACTAATGCACGAGTTGCTAAACAGCCATATAACGGTGTATTCTTTAAATCACAAAATGGTTCAACATGGACTGCAGAGCAAGGTAAAGATCTTAAGTTTAAAGTAAAACGTGCAGAGTTTAGTGGTAGTGGTACGGTAGTTACTTTTGTGAATGATCAACTACCTGTTAAAAAATTAAAAGCTGATCCATTCTTTATATGTACTGCAACAGTAGATGACAGCGCAGTACTTCGGGTGGCACATCCTAATCATGGTATGTTTAACGGAAGTAGTGTAACGATCGCAGGAGCTGGTGCAATTAATTCAATTACTGCTGCGTTACTCAATGCTACTCATGTTATCAGTGATGTTGAAATTGATTCATACGTAATTACAATTGCAGATACTGCTATTGAGGCAATGACTGTCAGTTTAATTGGGGGTGGTGCAAATGTTACTGCTACTGAAAATATGTCAATTGATGCATTAGTTCCATATAATGAAACTTTACAATTGCCTGAAACATTGATTACTTATGAAACTAATTGTTTCACTGGGAAATCACAGGATGGATCACAATCTGAGTTCGTTGGATTGCAAGATCTACCATTATCAATAAACAATAATAACTTTTTCGCGAATCCTATTGCTATAGCATCAGCCGCTGAGATTACAGCTGGAACTGGCCAGTTAGAAAATGCTGCATCGGCCGATTTTATAGGTGAGGCCGGTAAGTCTATTGCTATTAAGTGTAAATTTACAACTGAGAATACATTCCTATCTCCGGTAATTGATGCAAATAGAGCATCACTATTTTGTATATCAAACAGAACTAATGATGCAGATAGTGACTCTGGAGTTACGGGATATAATAAAGCTACTCATGGTAGAAACTATGTAGCTGAAACAACTGCTACAGGTGGTTCAAATTTGAATGTCTTTATTACGAAAGAGATTACACTCGCTAATGAAGCTACTCAACTTGATGCTTACGCTGAAGTACATCGTCCAGCTGGATCATCTATTGATCTATACTTTAAGGTTAAAGCAGCCGGTGATGATAGTAACTTTAATGATCTTCCATGGTATCTATTTAATCCGAAAGAAGCTATAGCGACTAAAGATTCTGGTGTGACACATGTTGAATATTCTCAATTAATAGAAAATGTTGTAACTGGCGTGGCTGCATCGGTACCTAGTGCTGGCGTTCAATCTGTACCAGTTACTCCTACTCGACCTGCTACTGGAAAAACCAAGCATGATTTTTATGAAGAATATGGTGTTTATACTGCATTAGATCTTTATGCCGAATTATATTTTGCGAATAATAAAGATGATTCTGTTACTGCGGTAGCAAACGCATTTAAAGATATGCAGCAAAAACAAGCTAAGGCAGATGCCGCTATGGCTGCAGCTTCAGGTAAAGTTTCAATGACTTTTACTGATCCGGCTGGAAACGAACCTACGGCATCTCAAGCTGATGGCACAACTGGGGGTTCTGCAGTAACGACGGCATCTCCTCCAGCAGATAAATTTGGTTCATTCGCGTTTAAGATTGTTCTAAGAACAAATAACAGTTGCAAAGTGCCAATGGTTAAAAACTTCAGATCTATCGCTACAACGTAATGATATATACTATATGAATATAAAAATAAAAGATGATATATCATTAGAGCGAGATTCTTTGACCGGTGCTGTTATAAATACTAATAACAGTTTGTATCAGAAACGGTTGAGACAAATTAAAAACATTCAGATTGAAGAAGAAGAAAAGCAAGATCTTAAACAAGAGCTTAATACACTTAAATCTGACGTAAACGAAATCAAAGATTTATTAAAATCACTATTAGCGAGTAATGAATAATGGCAAAAGAAACTTTAGTAAATAAGTCTGATACTTTTGAAGATTGGAGACAAAAGTCGAATGATATCTCTCTAGATCTTGGTGCTGTTGCAAGTAACCAGTCTTATAACGCAAATAGCTTAGATATAGAACCTAGGTTAACCGATCAATATGTTACTAAATCAGACTTAGGTGACGGTGGACTATATATCCGTGATGTTACAACTTTGCCTAATGGTCTTGAGATTGATTACTCAGCAGATCGTAAAGTTGATAATACTGATGGTTATATTATTCTTAAAGAGGGTGTTACGAATACTGGTGACTTCATTGCCGGCGATCAAATTACTCAGTATGCTGATAATGCTACTGGCAGCGCTGCAATATTTACTGCAGTCATAGTATCTATTAGCGCTAAGAAAATCTTAGTTGAAAATGTCACTAGTACATCAGGCTTTAATGCAGGATTGAATCTATATAAGACTGCTGATCTAACTAAATTGATTTCACACACAAGATTAAAAGATCTTATTGTAGAGTCTTATAGCTACGGTAATGTCCGATTATATAGAACTCGTAATTATAGTTTTGATGCAACCGCGGTAAATGCTAATAGAGTACAATTAAGTGTTGCTGCATACGCTGCAGTATCTGAAGGCGACATTATTAATTATACTGCTCCTGCAGATGCCAATGATGGGATATTCGGATCAGCTAATGCTACAACTGTTTTTTATGTTAAAAAGACTGGTGTATCTGGAACAAGATTTATAAAATTAGAAACATCACCAGGTGGAGGATCTGAAACTTTATCGATTGGTACAGGTACTCAAACTTTAGTATCAAATGCATTAAGTATATCTCAAGACATGACAAGAGATGGTTTTCATATTGCACCACATAATCATTTTGTAACTACTACAGGCACTCCTACTATACCTGTTACGTTTATCGAAGGCGAAGTATTATATCAAGGTACCATAGGATCTGAAACGTTTAAAGGTACATTATTAACTGCTGATATCAGTGGTGTACTTATATTTAAAAATGTCCTATCAGGTGCATTTAATGCAGGACAAGATCTTCTTTCTACAACTGTTGTAAATGGTGCAGGTGGAAATATAAGTGGAGCAGATATTACAATTGCTGCAAATAAATTGAGTTCATTTACTTCAGTTAACCCAGAATATGCTCAAATGATTGAATTTAGCTCACCTGGTGTTGCAGGTGATGAATATAAAGTGTTTTTTGGTAGTGCTGTTGATGCAATCTTAGAATTACAAGATGATATTGGTGAAATTACTCTATTAGATACAAATGATAAAACGGATGTTGTTACATCAATCAATGAATTAGAAACTGCAATCAGAGGTGGTAATACTGCATTGGTAGTAGACGATTTAGGATCTACTAGTAGTCCTTCTGCACATCCATCAATGACTGCAAATAATTTAATTGATGCTGTACTTGAACATGAAGTTGATTTATATGGTACTTCTGGAAGTTTAGCTTCATTAGATACAAATGATAAAACAACATTTGTTGCGGCAATCAATGAATTAGAAACTGCAATTCGTGGTGCAGATACAGATTTAGTTGGTAGTGATTTAGGTGTTACAGTAGCACCATATACAAATAGTGGAACTAATTTAAAACTTCTTCTTGAAGAACTTGTAAGAGATATTGGTGGTGCTGAAGCCACACCACAAACAAACGTTGGTATATTAACTACTCCCACAAAGACATTAGCAACTCATAGTTCACAAATTAATAGTACTGCAACTGTTCTTACAATGGCTTCAAGTCCAATTACTGCTGGTATCAAAGTTGGTATGTTTGCAAGTGGACATGGTAGTATCGATACTACAACTGGAGGCGGTGCATTTGTAACAGCAGTAAGTTCAACTCAAGTCACATTATCAAGACCTATTACTGGTAATATTGCTGCAAGTCAAGACATTGATTTTAAGGTCGAAGATCTTACTACTAAAATAAAGGCAATTGATACTCTTATTAGTAATACAACACTTACTACAAATAGCAATATTACTTTAGTTTCACCTCCGACTTTAACTGATACTCTTGCAAAAATTATTGCATTAGTTGGTACAGATACAGATTGGAAAAACATTGGTGTTACTACTCAAACGGTTGGTGCTGCTCAAGGTTCAGCTGGTACTGGTATTACTTTAAGTACAGCAAATCCTGCAATTAAAGTAGGACAGGTTGTTACTGGTACAGATATTGATACGACTCCAGCAACAGTAGTTGCTGCTATTAGTGGCACGGCATTAACATTAAGTCAGGCCTCGACTAGCGCAGTTGGTCTTAACACGGTTCTTACGTTTACTGAAGCTGATACTTTAGCAAATGCTCTTGATTTTATTCATAGAGAAATCGGTGATGTATCGGCTCTTAGTAATGATAATTTAGGTACTGTTGCTGATACACCTGGCGATCTTTCTACTGCAATTAATAACATTAAAGCATTCGTTGGTGTTGCAGATATTAGTGATATTGATAACGGATCCGATAATACAATCACATCAGCTCTTGATCAAATATATACAGACATTGGTGAAGTTGGTGCATCAGGTGTAGAATTAACTAATACTGCTTTACCATCAGCTGCAACTGATTTAACACTTGCTGTAAAAGATATTGTATCACGAATGACAGATGCTGTTGAATTCGATACACAAGCATTTCATGCATCACACGAAAATGGCTTAGCTGGTAAAGATGGTTATAGCCAAACAAATTTCCTTGCTGCAATTAGAGAGATTCAAACATATCTTGGTGATGTACGAGAATTAAGTAATTCTGGTGATACATATCAAGTAAATGCTAGTACATCTGATGCTGGAGGTACACCAGCATCAACAACTCTTACTTTAGGAAGCAATGCAAACGCAGCTGTAGATGTGGGTTATCAGGTTAGCGGTACTGGAATTCAAGCTGATACTACTATTATTAAAAAGGTAAGTGCGACGCAATTTATATTAAGTAAAACACATACAGTAGCAGATTCAGGCGTACAAATTACGTTTACAGAACCTACAGGATATGGTTTTGCTGACGATGTAATTACAACTTCATTGATTGCTCTTCGTACAGCTTTAGTAGGTGGTACTGCAGACTTAGACGATAAGATTGCAACTCTTGTTGATTCAGATGGTGCCGGCACAGACTTTGCTGCTGGTAATATTGTAGATGCAATTCGTGAACTTCAAGATGATCTTGGACAACGAAGCTTAATTAGTTCTTCTATTAATGGTGCTAACGCAGGAACATTTAATAGTGATACGTATACAAATGCAATTAATAGCATATTAACTGTTATTGGTTCAGAAAATATTAGTGGCATTCATGGAACTACTCATACACTAAGTCATACTATCAAGAAATTACATGATGAGCTTGGTGATGTAACAGCTAATGCAATGGGTACAACTGCATCTACTGTTGTGACAGCAATTAGAGAATTGCATAATGAGATTGGTTCATCTAATATCAGCACGGTTGCAACTACTGATAACACCATCACTACAGCAATTAATCAATTACATCATGAGATTGGTGATGTTTCTGGTTCTAATACTAGATTGGGTATTAGTACAGATCGAGCAGTACTAACTGCTGGTGATTCCGATGCAGATCAAAGAACTCTTAATTTAGTAGATGTGATTAAGTTAGTTCCTGGTATGAGAGTATATGGAACTGGTATTGAAACTGGAGCAACTATAGTTACTATTGGTGCGGGTGGTAATTCTGTTGTATTAAGTGCAGATATAACTACGAATATATCAGGAGACTCACAACAAACAATCGTATTTAAAGCTGAAACTCTTCAAGTAAAAGCTTTAGCTTTAGATACTAATACAGGTGACGTTGGTACAATAGGCGCGCTTGGTGGTTATGTTGCAACTACTTTAGTAGGTGGTCTTACAGAAATTCAAGGTAAGATTGGTAATGTTAGTGCTATCAATATGGGTACAACAGCATCAACTGTTGTAACAGCAATTAATGAAATAGCTGGCGAAATTGGTGATGTGACTGCTAACGCAATGGGTACAACTGCTACAAACATTGCTGCAGCTATTAAAGAAATACATGATGGTCATTTAGAATTAGTTGATTCAGCTGATCAAACTATTAATAGTAATCTTATTATGACTACTGGAAATACTTTCACGTTTCCTGCAGGATCTACTCTTGATGTATCGTCCGCTACATTTACTGTAGCTGCGGCTGATGCAGATTTTAAAATTGCGAACAAAGCGGTCGTATTAGAAGGCACATCATCTCAGATGGGTCTTATTATTGAGAGAGAAAATCTATCAGCTCCATCAGGAATTCGTATCGAAGATGATGTCGACGGCGTACAAAGTGATGATGATACTAATCCATCGATTATATGGGATGAATCTCGTATATTTACGGGTGGTAATGATATAACTAATAAACGTGGTTGGGTTGTAACTGGTCTTACAGCTCTCGGAGCTGAGTATACCCAACCAATTGTTGATTTTGAAAATGCTCAATATTTATTCGCAAATAATACTGAAACTGATATTACTGTAGGCTGGGACGGTACAAACAAAAACTTCGATGTATCATTAAATAATTTAAGTCCATCTCCAGCAAATACTTATGGCTCTGCAGCATTGGTTCCTGTAATTACTGTTGATGCTAAAGGTCGAATAACAAGTGTATCAACTGCAAACGTATCTAATTCGCTTGGTACATTTAAGCTACAGGTTGGTGATGGTGCCACTAGCGAACAAACTGTATCTCTTAATAATGCAACTAGATTTGTTGGTACATCTAATGAAATCACAACTGCGATTTCAACTGCTGATGATGGTGCAACAAAAATAATTACAATTGGATTACCTGATGATGTAACAATTGGTGATGATTTAACGGTTACTGGTGAGCTTGCAGTAAGTGGTACTGGAGCGAGTACTTTTGCTGGTGATGTAACAGTAACAGGTAATGTAACTGCAGATTCTTTCGTACAAACCGGTGGTGGTGCATCTTTATCGTTTTCAACCGGATCAACATCAATATCATCTAAAAGTATTATATTAAATTCATTAGTCGATAATGCTGTATCTGATATAGCACTTAATAATGACCAAAATCAAGCATATGTTCCAGCTGGTGCCTTTGTTATTAACCGTGGATTTAAATCTACTCAAATTTTACCTCGTGATAGTACATTAACGAAAGGCAAACGATATAGAATTAAAGTAATTGTAGCTGCTGATCAGCCTGAAATGAAAGCGATCGCAGGTCTTGAACCGACTGCTACTGATTTTGTAGCAGAAGATATATTTACTGCTGCATCAAATGGTAATAATGGTATTGCTACTGATTCAACTACACGAGTTGTAGAGCAAGAAACTGAAGCTAAGATTGCTTGGAATGAAACTACTGATGAGTTTGAATTATATAAAGGTTCTGATACATCTGCTGGTACTATCGTAACCCAAGGTGATACACTAGACGGAAATACTCAATATACTATAGCCGAAGAAGATAACGATACTGCATGTAGAATATTACTTGCAGATTCTAGCGGAACAAGTAAGTTACTTTCTGATAATGCATTAAAATATAATTCAGCGACCAATACACTAACTGTTGACCAAGGTAGTATAACTGCTGCAACCGGTACGTCGGCATTCGGTGCACTTACTACTACGGGCCAAGCAACACTTGAATCATTAGAAGTAACTAACGATACAACACTTGATGGCGATGTAGTAGTTGGTAAAGATACAGCTGATAACAGTGGTGCTCATAATGTACTTATACGAGGTGCTAGTGCGTATTTAAGGTTACAAGAAATTAGAACAAATGCTGAAGTTGTTTCTAATGGTTCTGTAACTAATCCAGAATGGATGTTTATAGCAGATGGTGGTTCTTATAATATAAGATTAAATAATGGGCCTCACGTAGGCGCTTCTCCATATCCATTTGCAATTAATACAAATGCAAATAGAGATGCTGTAAGCGATATCTTTATGACTGCACTTAGTGGTATTAATCTTAGAACTAATGATACTAGTCTTGTAGCTTCAACATTAAGCCATCTTGCTGGACAAAAAAATACCATATCTACTTTTATAGGTAGAACACAATATACTGGTGGTAATACCTCTAAATTAAAAATTCAAGATGTGCGAATTCTGGGTGAAATAAATGCCGCTGCTGCAACTTCTGCCACAGCATCAAAACGTATCCAGCATACTACAGCAGGTGGCGCAACGGATAATGGTACCTTCATTGATTTCCAAGCTACTAGTTCAACATATAGTGAATTACGCCTTGGTGGTTATAGAAGTACTGCTGTCAAAACGTTCGTATCAGGCCTTACAAGTGGCTCAACTACTTTATATCATAACACTGCTAATGCTAATGCATCAACTGAAAGATTAGTAACTAAAACAAACGGTGTTAGATATTATCAAGCTTTACTTCGTAACTTAGATGCACCTACTACTACAGGCTCTACTTTGACTCATGGTCAGTTTAAAGATGTAGTTCCAGTTGCTGATATAAAAGGTAATGTCGTTATTTACACTGCTGGTGATGCGGCGCCAGCTGCAGAAACAACAAAAACTCAGTTTGTTATTCGAAATGGTTCTGGTGGTAACGGAGTAATTTCTAGAAGTGTTGGTTTATCCCTCAAACATTCAAATGATGCTGATCTGACAGAAAGTCGTAAAGGCTTTGATATTTTCAGTGAATCAGTAAGTGCTTGGAGTAATAATCCTAACTTACATATAAATCGTGCTGATGGTCTTAAATATTTAAAAATGAAAGACAGTGCTGATATTGCTTTCTATAAATTTAATAATTCGACTAATACAAGCTTTACAGCTGCTGGTGCTCAATCTGAAGGTATGTTATGGGATGCAAATACTGGTCATTTAGCTATTGGTAATCGTGATCATATTATTCAAACTGACATGGTTGCTTCCGAATGGACTGCATTTGGCAATGGTCCTCAGGCATTACTTCATATTACTGGTGGTAATACAGCCGGTAATGTTAGAGCTGATGCTAAGCTTATAGTTGAAGCTGATGGAGGAAACGAAAGCGGAGCGAACGCTGAAGCATCCATTCCAATTATTCAATTACGATCTGATGGTACATTCCATGAAAGTGAATTTAAACACAATGGTGGTGCTAATAATACTACTGGTTACTTAGCTAATTCAACGATAATTGCTGATCAAGGAATGACTTCGCCTGATCAAACTACTCAACATGCAATCCAATTTGCAACTGGTGGTAATGCTACTCGTCAAACTAATGGTAGAATTGATTCGATTGCTCGAATGACAATTCTTCATGACGGTAACGTTGGTATTGGTACTAATGCACCTACTGCAAAATTGCATGTAGATGGTACTGTAACAACTGGTGCGCTTACCACAACTGGTGATGTAATAATAGGTCCATACGACCAGGGTAATTTATCTGTAGGTACAATTAATGCGG